CTTTCCTGAATTTTCTTAACAAGTTCACAGGCGGGTGGGATGGCAAACGCATCCCCAAAAACTTCGTGTACCGTTGTGTGCATTTCTTCGTACGTCATTGCTTTTTTCTTTTGTTGCCACAAAGATAAGCCGCCTTTTTGACATTGCAATGTTTTTTAGGGAAATATTTTTTTCGCACAAAAAAACAGGGGCGCACCCGCTTTTGGACGCACCCCTGTTTTTCCTTTATCTTAAAATCTCATGGGCAACGGAGAGTTGCTGATACAAAATTACAAAATCCCTGCCAAACAAAAAAGCCCCGGCATTATTCATACCGGGGCAGAGAAGCACATCAAACGCCTTATGAAAAATATCTGTATGCCAGTATCGCTCCCAACACGCCCGTTATCGCGCCGCCCGCACATATCGCCGCCCACCTTTGGAGGGGCGACAGTATCGCCCACTCTTCGGAAATGCGTTTCCACGTTCCCGAAAAAACGATAAGGGACAGGTAGGCGGTGAGCATTAAGGCTTGGGCGGCGATTTTTTGATAAACAGGTAAAAAATAATGGTTGCCAAAGACACGAAACGGGAAATTATCAAACCCCAATTGCCCTGCACAAAAGCATCAATAAGGTCTTTGAGCGGTGGTATCAACTGGTCAACATTTGGAATGCCCACAAGCAAAAGAACTTGCGCTACATAGTTGAGCGTATTCCCTTGCACAAGTGTTTGATACCACCCGCCGAACTTCGCTGTCTGTACGAATTGCCGGACTGCGAAAAACGCACCGATAACACCAGCAACAGACATCACAACCTGTTGGGCAAGGCTTTCGCCGCCCCCAAAAAATGAAATTACAATCATTAGGGCGGCTACCCAAAAGTTTGTGCCTTGCCAAAAAGGTGTAGATTGTTGACTTGCCATTGTATTTTATTTTAAGTGAAAAATCATTTCTTCTTTGATTTCAACTCGCTTATCTCCTGCATCGCCCGCGCCATGTCCGTTTTGCATTGCAGCACGTCCCGGCGAAGTTCGATAATCCTGCCCACATATTCTTCTCGCTCCTTTCTTGCCTCCAAATCTTTCTGTATCATATACCCGTTCAGTTCAGTCCGCTCTTTGATGTGCTGTTTGTTTTGCTGAATGTTCCACCATGCCATAAAGCATAAAAGGAGAAACGAGGCCGCTATCGGTGCATTTTCCCGCTTTCCAAGAAAAGTAAACAAAAAACGGGCGGCTTCTGCCATAATCGTAGCATTTGCGTTTGCATTTTTCATGGCACATAGTTTTTGCTTTTAACAGCGTAAAACCGTGCCTAAAATTCAAAAATTCGCCGTTACCTCACGAAAAACAGCCGAACAATAAACGCGATGCCCACACACGCCACAGCCCACAAAACAAACCACTTCCAAAACCCGTCGTCTTGCGGGGCTATTCTTTGCACCGGCACCGCCTTCCGACCTGTCCTCTTGCCGCGCTCGTGCGGTTTTTGATACCGCCCGCCCCCGCCGCCACCCTTCGCCTTGTAGTGTCCCTTGCGTTTGCCCATGATGCAAATTTACAGGGCAATCGCTGGTTTCTGCCAAAGTTCCCGCGATATTTCTATTTCGACCCTTTCTCCCCTGTTTTGTGTCTGTGTTATCAGTTGCAAGTGAAGCCTCATTTTTATCCGCTGTTTCTGAACGCCAAAAATAGGTAGAACATCGAAAAGCCGACGAACAAAAAGATAGCCGTTACGATGCCCCAAAAGTTGCGGCTTCGCGTGACCTTGCGCCACCACCTGCGCACTTTCTTTCCCGAAAACAGGGCAACGATGCCGACAATAGAAAAGAACAAAAGCAGGAGGCCGATGCCGTGTACGGGGTCTTGTGATTGTGTTGCTTGTATGTGCATTATCATGTTTAGCCAGTTATTGCAAATCCCAATTCTGTGAGGTGAACGGTCGCCACCCATTTCGTGACGGTCGTGCTGCCCGCCGTTGTGGGCGGTGTTATGCGGACGCGCAAAGCCTCGTTTGTGTTGTCTGCGTCTATCGTAACCACCGCGTCATTCATGCTTGTGTCTGCCTGTGCCGTCGCCGGGGTTTGCACCGTTCCGACAATAGATGTTGTTGTTCCTATCCTTTTAATCGCGCCCGTGTGCCAACTTGCCCACATATCGCCCCCAACAGTCGTGCCATTCCCGCTGTCGGAACACGCGCCCACTACGTCCACCCTGAAATTCCAAACGCTGTTGGTTGCGGGCAGTATCATTCGCAGCGATGCGCCAACGCCATCCAGAAACAACTCGGTTTGAGATGTTCCGGTTATTTGCCGCCTCAATACCATCATACTGCCCTGCGCATCGCCTGAATCGTTGAGCAGCCCGTTTGCGTAGGCCAGCTGCCCTGAAAGATAGGCACTTGAATTTTGCCCAAATGCCGTTGCCCCAATCCCGGACGCTGCGGTTCCACCTCCAAAGGCAGTAGAGAAATCGCCCGACGCTGTGTTAGTATTGCCCATTGCAACCGCGCTTATTCCGCTTGCTGTTATTCCCACCCCAATCGCCACGCTGCCAGTGCCGCTTGCCGTGTTCGCGCCGGTGCTGCCCCCCATCGCTATCGAATTTGCGCCCGATGCGGTTTGCCGCCGCCCGATTGCGATGCTGTTGTCACCGCTCGCCACTTGTGCGGCGTTGCTGCGAGACAGTTGCAGGTCAATCGCCCGGCTGCCCCGTGCATTGCCGCCCGTTGTTGTGCCGTCCGGCACTGCGAGCGTGAACGCTCCCGTACCTTTTGGCACAATGGCCGCGCCTATGTTTGTGGCCGGGGTGTCGGTTGTCAGGCTGACAGTAGTCGCCGTACTTGTGGTGTAGGCTTCGTTCCAATAGGACAAATCGCCCATAGCCGCCACTAACCACCTGTCGGACGCTTCGTCGTAAAGAAAGATGCCGCCGCGCTTGTTCCGCAGCACATAAGGTCGCGCCGAATCAAAACGGTTTTCCGCCGCGCTGTTGGTGTCCGCATCGGTGAACGTTATCGGGTTCGTGTCACGGTTGAACACAAACAGGATGCGCCCGGCAATCCCCGAATCAATGCCGGTTATGTTTATCGCAGTGGATGCGGACAAAAGGCCAACATTCGCGCCGTCAAGTGCCGTAAGGTTGTTTTGGCTCGCTCCGAACGCGGCAACATTCAACACGTCTCCAAAGCAGGTTTGCCCCTCAAAAATGATATTTTCGCTTGTGCTTTGCAGCAATATCCCCGAACCCGCTTCTGCTTTTATCACATTCGAGTTAGAGCCGTCGTCTATGCTTATTGTCACACTGTCGCCGGGGTCTGCGCTGTTCGTGCCTATCGTAAATGTGTCGGTGAGCGTTGCCGCGACGCTGGTCGGCACTGTGCCGCTGCCGCCATAAATGCCGCCACTGCCAACGGGCGGAACGCCCCCGGTAATTACGCCGCTGCCGTTGTCCACGCTGCCCGTGCTGCCCGACGTGCCGCCGCCCGGTGACGACGTTTCATAATTGCCAGTATCGTTCTCAACGTCGAGATAGGTAAGTTCGGCGTTTGTGTAAGACAGTCGCACCCATTCGCCGTTCAACTCATCTTTTTCGGTGTCGTAAGTGCCGTTTTTTAGAATGTAGTTATCTGTGCCTTCCGTGACCGGCACTTGAATCACAATCTCGTTCCCTACCGCCGTGCCGCGCAAAATCTTTCGCGGGAAATACTGCCCCGAAATAATCCTTTGCGCCAAAAGTTGCGTTATCGGGCGCGTTCTCGCCCCTGCCCTTGCGCCCCAAAGAGACGTATAAACATAGTCGGGGTTGTCGAAATACAACAGCCCGCCCCACTGGTTCACAACCGTAGCGGCTCTGTCGCCGATAATAGATTGCGTTTCGTAAACCTCGGTGTTTTCTTCGTCGCCCTGCACCTCATAAACCAGCGATTTTGTAGCAAAGGCTTCGGGCGGCGAAAGAACAACGGCGTAAAGGTCTTTTATTGTCCATTCTACCGTATAATCAGTAGTCGGGGTGAGCAGCGCAAGTTGGTAAACGTCTGGAAAATCAAAAGACAACACCATGTCACCGTATGTGAACCCGCTGTATATTTTCAACAGCACGTCAAAATTGGTGACCCCGGTAGTCGTATTTCCTACCGCATCAAAATTCATTTGCACCGCAATATCAAGCACATCTGTTCCCGACAATGACCATTCAGCCGTAGAATAACCGTTGAAAATCGGTGCTGCTGACGGCTGCAATGTTATTTCAATATCCCTCGTCGCCCACCGCCCGTCAAGTTCCAAAGACAACTGACAAACGCCTATCGCCCCGCCGTCGAAAGTGGAAACATTTGTCAGCGACCAGTTTATTGAACCAGTTATGCGAATGTAGTCCGTTCCGCCGTCGCCGAATATAAACCCGACGGCGTACGTCGCGCCGGGGTTTGCGCTGCCAAAACTGGTTGCCGGAACAAGGTTCTGCAATGCGTTCACCTGTTGCCGCGCCCGCACTGCCCGCAAAGCGGGGATAAATGAGTAAGTGCCGCCCCGCAATTTCTTGATTGGGTCGCCGCGCCCTATGTCCTGTTGTGCGGTGAGCGAGAAAGACACGGGGGCAGTCAATGCGTAGTCATAGGAGCGCACATAGTTTGCGCCAGAACCCATTGTGAACGCCCGCGTCTCTAATTGTTCGATTAAGAAATAACCGTCAAACAGAGCAATGCGGGCGTTGAACGTCCGCAAGATGTTGGCTATAACATCATAGCAGGAAAGGAACTTTGCCGCGCCGGAACTTTGCCCGGTTGCAAATGCCCGATTGTCAAGCCATATGCCCCAAAATGGGTCGTCTGTCGCTGTCACGGGGTCGGGCATCTCGGTAGAGTACCAGTTTACAGCCGTCACCAAAAACGGGTCGAGGCCGTCAAAATGCTCAACGACGTGCGGCAACTTTTTTAGGCACCTCGATATGATTGTGATGAGTTTCGACTGTGCTTCATAAACGTCTGCCCATCGGGTGTTGCTTTGCGAATACGGGTAGTTTTTGAGCAGCGCAAGGCCGTCAACGGCGGTTATTGTGAACGCAAACGGGTAGTCCGCATCTTCGATGCTTATTTCAGGGCTGTTGATAACGCCCGCCCAATAGAACGCGCCGCCCCGTTCGATTGTGACCGTAAACCGCCCTTCTTTTCCCGCTGCCATATCCGTTATCAAATCATCGTGGTCGGCATCCTGAATCATCATGTCGAACCGAATCGAACTGGCAAGGATTGGGCTTAGGATGCTGTCGCCTTCTGCCCGGTAGTCAATCTTTGGGGCTGACGCTACCCTAAACTCAATCGGGTCGCCCGAAAAGTCGGAATCGAATATGCCAATGCCAAACTCCAGCCCTTCGTCGGTGAGGGGGTTGCCGTCGTCATCGGTCAGGATGTTGCCGTCGTCGTCTGTCAGAACCGAAGCGTCGCCCGACCATGACTGATATGTGCAGAAGAATCGCAGTGCCATTTATCTCATCCGTTTTTGCCTGACTTGCGCTTTTTCAAGGACAAAAAGCAGGTCGTCGCCCGACACGCGGGCAGTCAGTGTGCCGCCGCCAGCGCCGCCGAACCTTTGCAGCATTTCGCCCATAACATCCCTCATTTTGTTTTCCGGCGTGACAATCTCGGGGTTTGTCCTTGCGCCGGGGTATTCGCCCGCCATAACGAGCCGGGGCGAAGTAAGCACACCGCCCTCGGCAAGTGCGGGTATGCCGACTTTGCTAATAAGGGAGTTGAATATGCCCGCCGCGATGCCGCCTGCCGCCGCCGCCGCCGCTATATTAAAAGGCGGGGGCAGAAATTCCAAAGCCGACAACGCTGCCCGCGTAACGGCCATCTGTATCCATGCGCGTATTATTTTGGCGGCGGACGCTACCGCTTGCTTTGCGAAGTCTGCCAGCCCGGAAACCCCCTTTTGCGCGGCGGTTGCTATGCTGTCTCCTATTGTTAATGCTATCGCGCCGATTATCTGGCCGTTTTGCAGCATCGTGTTTGCTATTGTTTGCATGGATGCCGAAAGGCCGTCCGTTCCCGCCCGTATGCCCGCGTAGATTGCCGCCGCTTGCCCCGCCACTGTGAGGTTTTGCTGCATTGCGGACGTGGCGACCATTACGCTTTGCGCTATGCCCTCATAAGGGTTTTTGATGCTCGCAAGGGTTTCCGGCAGTTCGCTGCCCGGCGCGATTGTCTGCACATCTCCCATGCCCTTGAATTTCTGCAAATCCGCCGTTTGCTCTTTTCGCGCTGCGAGTTTTTGCGCTTTGTCAAGTTCGCGGTAACTCTTTGAGAGGTCGTCAACGCCGCTCTTTTCTTTGCCGTATTGATTTTGTACCCCCTTGCTCGCCTCCACCATCGAACCGTTCGCCTCAATTACTTTTCGCATTGCTTCGTCGGATGCGTCAAGGGCTGCTTTCTGTTCCTGAACGTTCTTTGCCGTCGTTTTCGCTTGCATCCCCGCAAAGGCGAAACTGTTGCCCATGCTCAAAATAGCGTTACCGGCTGTCTGCCAAAAGCCCGGCTCCACCTCTTCTTTCATGTTGAGCCGCTTGCGGGCATTTTCCTCAATTTGTGCCATTGCAGCCCGCGCCGTCGCTGCCCTTAGCAGCGAATCGGTGTATTTGTTGTTCGCCATTTCAACGTCCGTCACCTTTATTTTCTCGGTGTCGAGGTTGCCGAAATATTCGGGGCTTATCTTTTGCAGTTCAAGCAGGGCGGCTTTTTTGTCGTCGTAGGACGATTTTATGTTTTGAATCACGCCGACCAACTCTTTTGTGCGCGTTGTCTCCGAAACGATGCTTTCTTGTGCCGACTTGCGCACGTCTTCAACCTGCCTTTGCGCCTGTGCCGCCGCCGACATATCTTTTTGCAGCACAACAAACGCGGCTGCAAGGGCAAGGACTACGGCAGCCGTCGCGCCGATGACGGATGTTTTTAGCATAAAATCCATCGCCCGCCATTTCGCCATGAGCGACGGTATTGCTTGCCCGGCCATGCTTTGCGCCAAAACTTGCTGCAAAAGCAAAAAGGCAACGCGCAACTGCCCGACCACCCACACGCCGCCCTGCATAACTTTAAAGGCAGGGCCGAGCGTGGCGGCAAAAACAACGACCGCCCCGATGACGCGCTTTGTGTCGTCGTCGAGGGCTTTGAAGGCGGAGGCCATACCGGAAACCCACTCTGAAAAAGAATTGAGCGCACCGGAAACATTAAAAACTCTATTGATTTCTTCGCCCGTTGAGGCAAGTGCCTGTTGGATAGCGTTTTGGGCGTTGACAATGCTGTTAGCGATACCGCCCTGCGCACGGGGCAACGCCTCCATGCCCGTCGTCAGTTTCGCAATAAAATCCTCCACAGAAACGCCCATGTCGCGCAACATTTCGGCGTTCGTTGTGCCGAATGTCTTTTGCATCACGGCGGCAAGTGCGGGCATATTTTCGAGGATAATTGTCATATCCTCTTGCATTATTTTGCCCTTGCCTATCATCTGTGTAAACTGCCGGGTAACGCCGTCGAGTTGGTCTGCTGTGCCGCCGGACAGTGCCAAAGCGTTTGCAAGTTGCACGATAATCCGCCGGGCTTCTTCTGCCGACTTTCCCACCGACTGCAAGCGCACAGAACCCCGCACCGCCTGTTCAAAGTCGAGGCCGGGGGCAAGTGCGGCAACGCGGAGGGCTTCGAGTTCCGCCCGCGCCTCTCCGATGCCGCGCCCCGCGTCCTTCATCGTTCCCTCAAGGGCGAAGCGCAAGGACTCCATTTGCCCCGCCGCTCTGATGGACATAACGCCGAACGCGGCAAGGGGTGCGGACAAGGCGAGCGACAAAGAATTGCCGATGCTGGAAAAGGACTGCACAGCCCCTTGCAGCGATTTTTCGGCCTCTTTGATTGCCTTATTGATACCCTTTACGTCCGCGCCTATCCTGAAATTTAGGCCGGGTGCTATTGTTGCCATTTTTTATGCTTGCGGCATCGTTTCGCCTTTGAAAAAGTCAATATTCTTTGCAATTCGCAGCACGTCCGCCATGTGGCCGCGCTCTTTTGCTATCCTTGCCTCAATTGCCTCCAGCGAGTTTTTGTCACCGGGCAACAGGTACAGGTCTTCGGGGCGTTTTAGCGAGCCTTTTTTCGTGTGCGGCAAGTAGGAGAAAAAGGCGATTGTTCGGGCGTTTCTCGCATCTTCCAGCCTTAGCCCCTCAAACCCTTTTTGCCTAAAATAAAAATAGCGGGGCGTGGTGTGCCGAAACTCAAATTCAGACATACCCATCTGCCCCGCCATTTCAAAGAGCTTGTCCCAAAATTCTACACCACTTGACGCATCGT